AGACAAATCTGCAAAAAACCGCTGCGCGTCTTCGAGGGTCAGCGCCATGATTTCATTTATTTTTTACCAGGCTCTACTAAATGGAGGTTCTCAATGACGCCGAGCGACGCTTCTCACGCAAGTTGGTCGACGCCATGCTTCCTGAACTGTTTGAAGTTTGTTGTACAATGTGGGAAGACACCAAGAAGGACACGAAGGATCGTAAATTTGTCGAGAATTATCGTCAAAATCTCCGAAAGGTGAAGGGCGAGTGGTCAAACGTCAAGGTGAAGCAGCACGTGGCCAACATCGTCAAGGAGTGCCCGCTCTTCCCCAGGCTCATCGCCGCCGTGTTTGTCATTCACGTCAAGATTCTCAGTTCTATCCGAATCGACAAGTCAAGCAAGAAGATTTCTCTCAAGCTCCCGAGCAACGACGTGTTTGTCCACACGTGCTTCATCGAGTGCGCCCGTGACTTGTACGAAGACCCGTGGATCATCACTGATGAAAAGCCCGCGACCGAGCGACGGAACGAGCTGAACACGCGCTTCACCAAGTGCATCCGCGAGACGATCGAGAACCTCGTGCCGACCGAGGAGATTCTCACCACGTATCTGAGCCTGCCTGAAGAGTCCGAGCCTTTCGAGATGGAGCCGGACGACACCTACCAGGAGGAGGAGGAGCCGCAGCCCCTGGACGTCGGAGAGGCGCTCGATGCCGTCGACAACATGCCCGAAGAGCAGGTTGGGTCGCCCATCGTCGATGGCTTGCCAAATCCCGTCGAGACCCCCGGGGGCACAAAGACCGTGGTGGTCACTCCAGTCCACAAGGAGAGCCTGTTTCCGGACGCGCCAGAGATTGGAAAAAAAGGTGGTGATGAATAATAGGAAAGATGGACCAGTACTTTCGCAATCCCGCGAGCGCCGCAATCATATCAGCAGCCATCACCATGGCTTACGTCTTTGCGCGTAACAAAATGAACGGACGGGCGAACGTTCCCAACTCGGAGTACGCCAAGCCCGCGTTTCTCGTGGCGCTCCTCGTGTACCTCATCGTCAGTCAGGGGTGCGGTCAGCGTGAGAGCGTGAGCCTCGAGCCATTCTGAAACACTTAAAAACATAAAGAACTTTAGAACTAATGAGTTCTCTGGATGCGTTTAACGATATGATGTCTCAGTTTTTGAACGAGCTCGTTCTGACGTTCCCAGAGGAGAAGCACTTGGATGAGCATCTGGCAAAATTCAACGCGAAGCGCTTCCTAGACCCCCGGGCTCCCATTGATGATTTCATGAATTCAGTACGTCCCCACTCCAACAAGCTCATGGCAAAGGATGACTCGCTCTTTGACGAGCTCAAGGATTTGAACATTGCCAAGGCGTGGGCGACCGGTACGTCCCATGGAACCAAGGCGGCGATTTGGCAGTACCTCCAGACACTGTACATGCTCGGGACGACCCTGACCATGTTCCCTCCAGAGACGCTCGCCGCCATCGAGAGCGCCGCAAAGAAGTGCGCCGAGAGTGGCGCCTTTGACCCGGCGGCCATTCAGGGACTCCTGGGTGGCATGGGGGGGATGGATTCTCTGCTCAGTGGCTTGATGGGCGGGGCTCAGGCTCCTCCGCGGAACCGCATTGCTACGAAAAAAAATAGGGGTAAGAAGTAGATGGACCCACGTGAAGTCTTCCGTACAGACAAGATGTTTGAGTTTTGGCCGACCGCCTCTCAGTCAGCCAAGGACCGCGTCGCCGCCACGACTCGTTTCGTCGTGTACGCCATGTGCATACTGTATCTCATCAAGCGCGACGCGCGCGTTCTGGCGCTCGGTATTCTCGTGCTCGCCGCTCTGTACTTTCTGTACGTGTCCAACATGATCCCAGACGGTCAGGTCCGTCCCGCGTTTGGTGACGGCCAGGCGGCGTGGTTCGGTCGTGACGCCGTCACCATGCCCAGTCTCGAAAACTCCATGGCGAACGTGCTCTATACGGATTACACCGACCGCCCGGATCGCCCAGCAGCGGCGTGGTACCCGAGCGTGGCCAAGGAGGTGGCCCGCGAGTGGGAGTTTATCCACCCCTTTGAGAAGAAGCGCGACGCCGAGCGCAATTTCTACACCACCGCATCGACCACGATTCCCAACGACCAGACGGGTTTTGCCGAGGCTTCATACGGTCCCAAGTTTGGACCATTCTGCAAGGATGGTTCAGGGTCTTGCGATGTCGAGTCTGACCGTTTCCACTTCCCCGAGCGCACACAGCTGCGAGGAGGAAACGGACGGTAAAAAAAACTCCCCATCTATATTAACATGTCTGCAAGGAACTTGCGTACGGACAACCTGATGCTCCAGGAGAAAATCTGGCAGGGCCCCGCGACCGTGGTGCTCGACGACGTCGTGCGCGTTGATGACGCCCTTCGTTCGCAGTCCACGTCTCGCTGGAACCGCTTCTACAACGAGCGTGCATACGATTTCCCGAATCTGTACATTACCGACCGTTTCCCGGTTCTGACGCACAATCCCATCAGCACGTACAGCAACGACCAGAACAACCGTTTCGACCAGCGCAACCCGTCCGTTGCGGTTGGTGTTTCCAAGCCTGCGCCGTGGTTCGCCATGTCTGGTTGAAAAATAAAAGAGTGTAAAAGTAATATGGATCCCTGGGGCCTCGCGGCCGTAGTTGGTCTTGTGTTTGCCGGTCAGCGTTTCAGCAGCTCGCCAGCAACCACGACTCCCCAAGCACCCCCTCCTCGCCAGGTGACGCGCCGTGACACCGACCTTGCAGGTGACGCACCCGGACGCGCCGCAGACGCCTTTGGTCTCCGTCCCATTAACCCGTCGTTTGGTCGCCGCATCGGTGACGACTACCTCCCAGCCAAGGAGGCCATCTCGAGCCTGCAGGACCTCAGCCCTCAGGCGAATCGCTTCCCTTTCGGACAGCCAGTGTACGACTTGTACAATCGTCAGAATGTCACGAACAAGATGAACAACCTGCAGCCCGTCGAGCGCAAGAATGTCGGTCCGGGTCTCGGCGTCAACCCGAACGTGCCTGCTCTGGGCGGCTTCCAGCAGTACTTCCGCGTCTTGCCCAACAACGTCAACGAGGAGAAGCTCGTGACTCTCCCGGGCGGCAAGGGTCCCTCGGATGCAGTCGTCAAGCAGGGCGGCACAACCTTTGGCGCGATGAGTCACCAGGCCAAGGGGTCCAAGACGGCCTATCGCGCTCCGGCACAGAATGCCGGTCAGGGCCAGGGCGGGGCTCTCGCCGCTCCCGAGGGCCGTCCGGACAACATCAAGACGCGCAAGACGACCATTCGTCAAGAGACGGGCATGCGTGGCGACACGCTCGAGTACGGTACAGCTCAGTACAACGTGGCTCAGGGGTACTCGTCCCTCACGAACAAGACGCTCCCTCGGTGCACGGATAACCGCGTCAATCCCGACCGTACAGGAAACGCAGGACGTATGAATGTTCGCGCCGATCCTCAGGGCGCAGGCGGCGTCGCGACCAGCCTTCGTCCAGAGTCCGTGCCCGTCCCCCTGCCTCACATGAATGGCGGGCGTTTCCAGAATTACAAACCAGGAGAAATGTACAAATTGAACAATTACAAGACTCAGGCCAACCCCCTTGCATCCCCTCAGAATCTCAACATGGCTCGTGATGTCCTCAAGGCGAACCCTCTTGCCATTCCGTCCCTTTCGTCGTAAATGGTCTCGTGTTTTTTTCCCCGCCTTCTAGTAAAATGAGCGGTGCAGCGGTTCAGCTCGTCTCGATCGGCGCCCAGGACACTTGGCTCAGCGGAAAGCCCGAGGTTTCTTTCTTCCGTTCCAACTACAAGCGTTATACCCACTACGCCGCCACGACCGAGCGTCAGATTATCCAGGGTCAGCCCACCGCTGGCTCCATCTCGACCATCCGCCTCGAGAAGAAGGGTGATCTCCTCAGCTACGTGTACTTTACTGCTCGTGACTCGAACGCCGCTCAGATTTGGAATCTGGGATGGTCGAACGTCATCGACAAGGTGGACCTTTTGATTGGTGGTCAGGTTATCGACACCCAGGACTTTGGCTACTCGACCGACATTGACCCCGTGTACGCGGCCCAGACCCACAACCAGCGCTTGAACAACGGCACGGCCAGCGCCCTGAACTCGACCAACAAGGTGTCTACTTTTTACCCTCTCAAGTTCTTCTTCTGCAAGGATTGGTCAGTGTCTCTGCCCCTCGTGGCGCTCCAGTACCACGACGTGGAGCTGCGCATCACGTGGGCGGCCAACTTGGCCACGTCCGTGTCGGAGGCTCCGGGTGGTCCCGCCCCGAGCGCCCTCCAGTACCAGGCGTGGTGCAGCTACATCTACCTGGACCAGGCTGAGCGTGAGTTTTTCGCCAAGAATAGCCATGAAATGCTCATCACCCAGGTGCAGCGCATCCCCATCGGTACCCAGGCTGTCCAGGAGCTCGCTCTGGCTCACCCCGTCAAGTACCTGGCGTGGCAGAGCGCCAACTACGGCACCGTCTACAACGCGGGCGCTGGCTCGGCCGCCGCCTCCAACTACCGTCTCCTGGTCCAGATTAACGGCGTGGACATTGGCGAGT